AAGTTTCTGTAGTTGCCATACGGTCTACAAAAGGCATTTCTTCATCAGAGAAAAGTTGCGCGGCCTCAAAATCATTCATTGCAGTTTTGAAATAGATATTCAACCTATCAATAAATGCCATGTCTGCGAGGTTTTTGTTACCAATTCCAAAGAAATCTTCATCCATCAATTCTTTATAGGCACGAAAGAATGGTCCTTTCAAGCCAGGGAATCGACGTTTAACTGAGCGTTCGATACGGGCATCCTCAGTAACATTGATAAAAGGCATACAAGAGCGAGAAATCGCCTCTTCTAAAACTTCTGGTTCGCATGGTGTATCTAATGCGTGACCGACTTCATGTCCCATAAAAAGGTCATACATGTCATTTGACATTTCTTTCCAGATTGGAACAGTCAAAATACGGCGCACCATGTCGAAGCTTGCCGTGTTGACTTTCTTATGTTGGATTGTAATGTTCTCTTCGGCCATAAGCTTGGCGAGAAGAGATTTTGAGTTTTTGGTATGTAGTATATTATTTGACATCGGTATCTCCGCGAATCATTTCATCTAACTTACTTATACAGTACCACAGCTGAACATTAATGTCAAGGGGCTTAGAGATCTTTTTTATGCAATTTTATCCAAGGATGGATATATTCATATATCGGTTCATCATTTCCCACGTCATAGATATTCGGGTGTTTCAACAGGGCCCTACGATAAGGCGACCATTTAATACCCCTACCCCAACCAAGTTCAGATATAATTTGTGCTTTCGACATAACCTTATTAGATTGAATCATTGCGACTATATCTTGTAGCTTTGGAGTGTTACGCATAGTTTTTTGTCGAGATAAGAGATCATTCATATATGAGTTCATTTCGACAATTTTATCTTTATAGATAAGATTTTCCCGAATACAGTCCAAGGCCTGTTCTGCTTGTTCATTTCTAAAATCTGGATTATCCAGATAGGTATTCATAAGCATCAAAGCTTCATCATCATTCTTGAAAAAATCACCTTTATCGTTGAGTTCGTGATAATATGTATCATCATACATGATGTAGGGCACGCCATTCATCATGCCGTCTGTCATTGCGACTGACCACCCGCCATATTTTTGTTTCGGTGAAAATCCCATATAACATTTTTTTAATTCATCATAATACCAGCGTTTATCGCCCTTTGTAGTTATAACATAATCTTTGTCAGATTCCGCCAATAATGGAATCCACACTTTAAAATCTTGTCGTAATTTCCACAGTTTATCACACACAGCAATAAACTGTTTAAAATGTTTATATGTGTCGGGACGGTGATTAAAAACAATAATTTTTTCAGGCGATTCATTTATATCTTCTACAATGTCAGAAATATTGACTCCTAGATGTTGGACAGTTAATATTTCATTGAGAGTAGAAATAGTTTTGGGTCCGACAGTTTCACTTGCTTGTTTAATCACCATATCTTTCTGATGTTGTGTATTTAGATAACAACGATCATATTCCAACAGACCAGTGATATTTTGTAAAAAACTATCCTTAGGCCAAGCGACAACCTCCTTCAGATCGAACCAGTGACTATAACCAAACACCGGAGGCATATGGTGTGTGATATTATACATGGTATTCAGCAACTGATGGGTATGCTCTGGTAAATGTGACATTATAAGGTCAAAGTCGAGTCTTTTGGATAATAGTTTTTTCATCACATCAACACGAAAATTACTTCTCATAGTTGGCGGATATGTTTCAAACTCTGTATACCATTGTGTCACGTTCTCAAATTGTAGGGATGGAACAGGACAAGGCAAAATCATATAAAACCACAAATCGCTGCGAATCTCATTCAACAATTTTATTTGGTTTTTGACGACCTGTATATAACTATCCTTTTCCAGATCTCGCTGGAACGTGATATTAGGGTAAATTAATACCCTAATAGTTGACTGCAATGTTTTATTAACATTGTCTAGGTCGAATAAGTTCATTTATACGACCGGTTCTTCTTCGTTATAATTCTTTTTTGAGATATCGTCCATCCACATATCCATCTCAACGAATTCAATATTAATATTAAACCGACTACAAATATTCAACCAGTAGGGTTGGATTTGTGTTTTCCACTTTTTTGATTGGGATACGGACGGGTGGTGAATAACAATTGAACATCTGTTACAATTTGTAGCAGCCATATGTTCAAGAGGTCTTTCCAGACGAAAGGCACCAGATGACATGTATACAGAGCACTGGCTAATATGCGGTTGATTTAAAGAATTAACTTTTGATGTCAAACTACGATCATGTGGGCTAGATTTGTAGTTTATAAACAAACGTCCACTAGAAGCAAGCGCTTCTTCTGTTGCAATAATTTGTTCTGCTTTGGCCAAGATAGTTTTCACCTGACCTTTTGTAAACCCAAACGCTTTTAGTGCGTTTACATTTGACACTGCTTTGAGAGGAACTTTTTTCGCCGCAGTGGCAAGAACGTATTTTACCGCATCCGATTCATTCATTTCTTTTTTGGTAATCTTTGCTTTTTTGTTACGCAAGTTACCGATACAACGCAACTCTTCATCTGTAAGTTCACAGTGAACAGCATATGGAATACGAATTACTGGAATATCTACAGCGTGTTTTGACTTACTAGCAGCGTAAACTGTGTGATTGCCATCGCCGCGGATATCTTCTCCGTTTTCACCACGTCCCTCCCATACTAGTACGGGAGTACAAAGAGCGGTACATCCTCGTGCATCATCAATTTTCTGTTTGATGGTACGTTGTAATTCTGGGTCATGTTGGAAGCGAACCTGTAGTGCCGTCATTTCAACATGAAGACTTAGATCTTCAACCGTTGTAGGAAAGACACCCTCATCAATCTGCTGGTCGATAAACTCACATTGACCAACATCTGGTTCTATGAATTGAGGAAACCCATTTGATTTGTTATAGTAAAGTGAGTTTTTCCTAGCATCTACTTTTTTCAACATACGATGTTCAGTATTTTGCATTTCAATATAATCACCATATTCAAGAACCTCAAATTTCAATTGAGATTTTGAGTTAGAGAATACCTTTTGAAATTCTGAATTTTTCGATGAATGATTATAATCATCGTCCACAGCACCTTTGTGGATTCCTATATACACTTTTGGAGCTTTGCCGGGCGTTAAGTTTGTAAACTTATAAAGATACGCCTCATATTGGGCAGGGGGGGTTGCGATTACTTGTTCTACGATATTTGACATTTCTGTCTCCTTTTTCAAAACATTAGTTTCCTAGAGCATACAAACCACAAGGACAACTAAGTTCGGTTAAGTGAAAGAATCAACCATTGATTCTTTATCACTATTACATTATCTCACATATAGTGGCCATTTGTCAATAGGGTTTTTCATTTTCTTCAATTCTTTTTCTCAGTCCAGAAGATGAAAAGGAATGTTGTCTGCTGGTATATTGTACTTCTATTGGCAGATCACTACCTGTAAAATCTCTGTCTCTATAATCTTCGCCGACAAATCGAATGTCGATATGTTGAGATTTCAATAAGTCGATTAAACTCTCTTCTGTGTCATATGGAATAATATTATCAATATATTTGACTGCATCGAGTTGTACAAATCTTTCATAAACCGATTGTATGGGTTTATTTTTTTCTGGTCGGTCTATGGTAGGGTCAGTCTGCAAGCCGACTATTAAATAGTCGCACCGACTGCGAGATTCTTCTAACATGACTATATGCCCGGCATGTAGCAAATCAAATGCGCCGCAAGTAAAACCTATCATCGGATAATATCAATCTTATTCATGCTATCCTGATTCCATACCTCTAATTCTCTGCGAAGTCTATTCTCTGATACCATTTTTGCATATCGTTTACTAGCCATTTTTTTCCACCATTTTACAATATTTTCCATTTCAAATCTGTCATAATTAGGTGCTTTTATAAGAGTATCAGTTTTCCCCAACAACACATCTTTAGCATTAGAATAACCATATTCGCCCATATAAAAGCGTTTCTGTGTAGTTACGTCACCCGCTTCATTCATTTTTTCAACAAATTTTGTATATAACTCTGGATTATTTTGTTTTAAACTTGCTTTGATTACTCCCACTATTTTTGTTTGAGTTTTGAGTTTTCGACTTGAAGCACCAGCATGTATTAAATCTTCGCCATTATTTCTTTCGACAAACCAATCTCTCATTTCAAAGTAAATATCTTCTCCAAGCGTCAATAGGAATTTGGACTGCGTATCACCTTTATATCGAAGGTATGGCTTCATGCCGTCATACATTGACGCTCCTTTGATATTTCCATATAAACTGGTCGTTTCAAACAAACAGAATTTTGTGTTGTATTTTTCATCCAACATTCTTCGCATATCACTAGAGCAACAAACAGCTGCAAGTAATTTTCCACCCAAATAATTAAATCCAAATGGTTGTACTGGAACTATATTAAATCCCATTATGGCACGCTTGTTAAAAATATCCAAATCAGGCACACCTTCCAAATAATCATTTCTTGGTTTAGAATTTATCAATGGGCTACCATATCTAGCAAATCCAACAATAGTATTTGTTGTCGTTTCTTTTAGCATAAACTTGAGCGTTTTGCCAGGATTTTCGTCAGGGCTGAAAGATGCCGTTTTTTCCAATAATGTATTGAACAATTTGAGTTGTTCCTTACCGCTGCATGACACAACTTGAAATTTCATATCTTCTGGATGCAAGTCAAAATTCTGGAAAAGGTCATCCTCCATACTAAATCCAAACATAGGGGCGGGAATATTTTTCACTCTTTCAATTTTTCTGGCACGAAAGTAGTCATCTATCCGTCCAAAATCTTTGAAATAATTCATAAGTTTTTCTGCGGCCCATATAGAATCTGTTTCGTCTAGTATCATTTTATTCTCACAATTTCAATAAGTATTAAGTATATCACATTTGTCATTCTATGTCAACATTTTTCCAATATTCTCTTCATGTATTCTTTCCTGAGATAATTTGAAATATTCCTCATTGATTTCAGATCCAACATATTTTCTGTCCGTCCTGATAGCAGCCGCTGCGGTTGTGCCAGATCCCATGAAAGGATCATAAACCACATCACCTTCGACCGTATAATTCAATACACATTTGATAACTGCATCTATCGCCATGCCATAAGCATATTTTTTATATTTTTCGTTGTCATGTATCCACACATCGGGTTTGAATGATTTTTCTAAATTTTGTTTGGTCTTACCCTTACCAAATGTCAAAACATTCGCATAAGTTGGACGCCAGCCATCAATTTTTAAAGTTTTTACCCATATCTTGTGTGCTTTTAATTGATACCCTATAGATTCCATTGTCGTGACTATGAGACTACTTTTTGATACTATTCCTCCACCAAACTTTCGGTCTGTGACCGAGGCAGTAATAAGATTTTTTGTAGGATTCATTCTATCAAAGAGCTCTTTTAAAAATTCCTGATATACTTCTGGTTTGGAAGGATCTGTCCCTATCTCCTCAAAGTCGGGCGGAGAAGTAAATACATAATCATATTTCAAGTCATCTATCACATTTCTATAATCATCATGATAAATCATACTGTCTCTGTCCTTCTACTAAAATTCTTTACTTTTTCGAATCGTAAGACATCTTGGAATTTATCAAAAAGAACATCGCCCTTATGAGAAATTACAAACACATTATTTCCACCTAGAGCATTCAACAGTTTCAAAAATTCATCTGTGCCGGTTGCGTCCAGACTACTATCGAATACCTCATCAAGAATTAACAGGTTTGTATTGACACTGTTTTTCATTTTCGCGATCTCGCGCCATGTGAATAGTAATGCAAGATCAACTCGCATTTTCTCACCTTCTGAGAATGAGGCATAAGTAAATCCTTCGCGGCCTCTGGACTTGATATTTTCTGAAAACTTTTCGTCCATAGTGAAATTAACATAAAAGTCCATTTCCTGTAGATATTTGTTTATCAATTTATTCATAATCGGCAAGTAATATTTCACGATAGAAGTTTTGACACCAGAATCTTTTAGAAACTGAGATGCGACCACATAATAGTTTTTTGTGTCTGTCAAATCACTACGTTCATTATCCAATTCTTTGAGAGTTTTTCTCAAGGCCTTCAACTCTTTTTCCAGAGTTTTTACATTTCCCTGATCGCTCTCTGCGACCTCTATTTCACTTTCAAATTCTTCAATATTCTTTTGGATAAATTCGCCTTTATTTGTATTCTGGTCAATAACGCTTCTAAGAGATAGTATTTGATTTTTTTTAGTTTCTATTACACTTATGCGTGTATTTACTGTGTCGATTTCTTGTGCAATGGAAACCAAGGCGTTTTCTATTTCTAGTTTTTTGTTGTCCTTTTCAGAAACAATACTATTTTTATGATCTGCATCTATTTCCTGTTTACAAGTTGAACAAACATCATTTGTTTCAAACCACCGAACTTCTGCATTAATCTTTGAAATATTATTTGAAAGTTGAGTCTCCAGCTTTTCAAATTTTTTACGACTTTTTGTAATAGTTGTTTCATCAACTATTTCCTCAATCAATTCATCTCTTTCAATCGAAAGTTTTTTGTTAGTTTCTTTGAATGAAGACTGTTCGGCCTTTTTTTCTTTGATCTTTTCTTTTAAAAGTTTGATAGAATTTTTCTTTGTATTTTTCGCCTCTTCAATAGTCCTATCTTGCAGCTCAATTTTGTAGTCCTGCAATTCGCGGTTTTTCTCATTTGTAAAAAGATTTTCTTTCAAGATAGAGGCCCTACCTTTAAGAATATCGTTCATAGAAGAAAAGATTTTAATGTCCAGAATGTCCTCGATGATATCTCGGCGGTCGTTTGCGCTCAATTGCATAAACGGCACGAATGTCGCACTCCCCAAAATCACGGTTTGCGTGAAAGATTTATAATTTAGTTTTAAGATATTTTCTTCAAGATATACCTGACTATCTCGAATCTTAGCATCCTGATCCAACATTTTGCCATTGATATAAATTTCAAAGATATTCGGTTTGATACCACGGCGAATTTGATAGTCGGTCTTGCCTATTTTAAAATCTATCTCTATAACACAATCTTTGCTATTCACCGAATTGACCAGTTGTGGTTTGTTAATCTTTCTAAAAGATTTTCCAAACAAACTAAATGTCAATGCGTCAAGTATAGTAGATTTGCCGGCGCCGTTTTCACCTACAATCAATGTGGTCGGAGAATTATTTAATGATACTTCTGTAAAGTAATCACCAGTGGACAGAAAGTTTTTCCACCGGATTTTCTGAAATTCAATCATTTTAGGCCTTTTTCATAATATGGAAATTTTCAAGTAAACCCTTGCGTTTCTCAGAAGCACCTTCTGCGGCAGAAAACCCACCCCAAGAAATATTTACTAATTTATCGTATTTAAAATATTCACAAGCAATTCTCTTCATGTCATCGCTGATTGGTGTTTTTTTACCGGCGGGCCCGTAATCATGCACAATCACAAAACTGAATGTCGCGTCAGGCTTGAGGCAACGATAACACAATTCTACAGTAGGTCTCCAATATCCGTCCAACCACTGCTCATATGTCTGGAAAGATTCATGTGACTGTTCTCCACCAGTATATACTTCTAAATCATAATAAGGCGGCGAAAAAAATACAGTGTCAAAATGTTCTGCATATTTCTCACTAAAATTATGTCGGTTGTCTAGTTGTTCAGATGGACAACAATAAAACTCTGCCGTTTTAGAATCATCAACGAAAAATCCATTTCTCAAACCTTCACTATATTCATGTAATAATCTTGACTTTTCGACTACTTCGGGAATCACATCTATAGCAACCATTTCATCATAACCAGAATTTGCAAGACCAATTACAGGGCTACACCATGACATAACCGGAGATAAAAGTTTCTTGCCGTCTGGAAATATGTTATTCAAAATCCAACTATATGTATATGGATTGAAAATAGAAGCCCTGTTTGATGTACCGCGCAATATTGCAAAGAAATCGTCATACCTACCTTGTGATATAAATTCTGCAACCTTTGGTGTTAGCAAACAAGAAATATTAAACTTGTTTATTGCCAATCCTGTAAAGGTATCCAACAAAGAACATTTTTCTGATGAATTTGATTTTCCAGTATCCCGATATATACCTTTATATGATATATTTCTGAGTAGTCGTCCACTAGTGATTTCTTTGCGGCCGTCTATAACATAACCGTTTTCAATTTTGTCACTAGTTCTCTGCACATTGAAACGAAGAAAATTATCCATATCTTTCACAGCAACATGTTTTTCAAACCAAAGTCTCATCATATATTCAAAATTTTCAATAAATCCGGTATATAGAGTTTGTGACCAAGAATCAAAATCGGAATGTCTAATATCATCTTCTGATAGTTTGAGGGAGTACTCATATAAAGATAGTCTGTCAGCTGTATATGTCTGTTCGGACTCATACCTAAATTCCATTAAAGTTGGTTTGGTATATTCGCCAAAACAATCCACCATAAATTCATCATAATTATATGTTATCATTATTCACCTCTTAGGGCAGAAACATAAAGTTCCTGCATAATTTGTTTCAATTTATTTTTGTCTACATCGATCTCATAATTGTCAATATAGTTTGTCAGCAGTGACATGGTATCTTCTGTTGTATCTACATCTCCAGACTCCTCAAACTCAAAATCAGTATCATCTACAATAGACAAATCAGCAACGCCTGATTTATACAGATCATCAATAAAAATATCAAATTTTAATTGATCCGATTTGTTTACGACAATAAGTTTTACATACTTGTCTTTCAAATCTTCTGGATATATCATAGACTTCGAGTCATCATACCAGATTTTATGAAACATGTTAAAAGGATTAGTAATAAAATCCAAATCATTATCATCTGTGTCTAGGATATGAAACCCTTTTGTATCGTTGCAATCGTTCCAAAACATTTCATAAGGCGCACCCAAATAATGAATTGCACCCTGACTTGATTTTGTATGAAAGTGTCCCGAGCATGTCAAGTCAAACTTTTTGAAAAGCTTTACGTCCATACCAGCCTCACACTTGATACCGCGCATCATTTCAAATCCATTCAATTCTAAATGTCCCAAAGCAATCTTTGCTTTTGTTTTTTTGATATGTTTTACTGTTTGATTATGATTTTCAGAGTTTATCCAAGGCACAAAACAAATATCAACACCACCAATATTAAGAGTAGTCGCTTCTGTATAAGTTTTGAAACTATCACCGAAAAGTTGTTCCATAGAGTTAATACGGTTTGTGTTTTTATAATACACATCGTGATTACCAATAATAAAATAAGTGTCATATTTTTTCATCTTTTCGATAAATCCAGACTTTAGCCCGTCCAGAATATTGTAGTTGATAAACTTCCGCCTATCAGTAACATCGCCGAGATGAATAATAGTATCAATATTATTTTCTTCGAGATAAGGAAAAAAGACTTCATCATAAAACCTCATAAAATATTCATGGAACAACAAAGAGTCACCACGCGCACCGAAATGGGTGTCCGTAATCAAAGCGATTTTCATGGAGTTTCAGTTTCCTTACTATTTCTTTTTTCTTTGGCCTTTTCTTTTTTCTTCCTTTGAGTTTCCTCAAAGTCTGAAAGAAAATCATCCATATTTGACTGAATAAATTCCATAAAATTATTTTTTACCGGAGTACCATTAGGGCCTTGCATAATCTCATCTATCAATTCTTGATTCTCTAATGATTTGTACTTCACATAAGTCTGTTTCTTTTCTTTCTGAATTCTGCGAATAAAGGCGTAGTAGATAATCTGAGTGAAATATGCGAATGGATTGCTTGACTTCTCTGGATTAAAATTATCTATATACAAAAGACAGTTTTCTATACCATCGGATATCATTTCATCTTTGTAAGTATAGTTGATAAAATTAGGTTTATAGGATAGGTGTTGTGCAATCTTCATGATGCATTCCCCTATGTAGTTGGGAACCCTAGGCCTTTCGGTCTCTTTTTCTAATGCATTTTTCACTTCATCTTTGTAAACAATCATTGCAGCCAACAATTGCTTGTTGTCAACATAGTGATTTCTTTTCTGTTTTTTTGCCATAACATATCCTTGTCAATATAATTACTCTATGATACCACAGAAAAAAGATCATGTCAATAGAAAATAATTTTGTTTTTCTTCTTGACAGGGTAATATTTCGGTGTTACAATAGGTATGTGTACCTTTAAAGAATATTAATTAATGATATACTTTATTGGTGTTAAGGATTTCCATATAATCCTCGAATGAAGGTTCTAGTTCTTTTGATTTTATTTTTTCTACTAATTCTAAGGCTTCACCACTATCCTTTACTTGATATTCAACAATCCCTTTTTTTCTTTTGACTATAGAAATATAATGTTCTAAAACTTCTCCGTCTGGATCAGAAACCGTTAAAATATCATTTAAGCTTATTTTTGTTTCGGTTGACGAAGAAAATTGCAACCAATCAATAAGTGTGGAATTAAAATCTCCTGTATTTGGATTCATAAAAGATTTTATTTCAAACGGATCTTCTAGTGTCCACCACTGAGTAGATTCCGGCCCAGAATTATCTATTTTACAAATGATTATTTCCTTTGTCATAAGTCGTAATACTTTGTATTCTGAAATATTTTTTCCTTCATTAGTCATAAAGATTTACCTCATTGATTTTGAATTCGAACTTTTCTTCGTTGTAAATATTTATTCTCTCATAAAAATGTCGTATGGCGAAGTTCATATAAGTCTTATACCTTAAATCATCTGCAATGTCGTATAATACAGCCGATGTCTTTCCATTTCCTTTTCGGAGGCCCCGGCCAATAGATTGTAGATTTCTGATTCTACTTTTAGAGGGAGAAGTAAATACTACGTTGTGCAAGTTCCTTATATTTATACCAGTTGAAAAGGTGCCATATGAGGCCACGATGATTGCATTACTTTCCTGTTCAGTTGTATGTCTTATTTCTTCTCTTACATCCGCCTTTACATTTCCACTTACAAAAAATACCTTCCTACCTTCTTCAGCAGACTCTTCTATCATTTTATGCATTGGTATGCCATGTTTTTCAACAAAGTTATATAGAACTAATGTATTACCTTTTAGCGTCAATGTCAAGTCTTTTATAAATGCAGCTCTTCTAGGGTTCGTTACGATCCATTCGACTTCATCAGAATATTTGAGAGTTTTTATATATTTACAATCTTCGGGTTTGTATTTGAGAACGATAGAGTTGATTCTAAAATCTGCAAGAGTTTTACTGTCGATCAAAGCTTTGGTTGTAGTCACCTGTTTTACATCGCCAAACATACCAGATAAAACCAGTTTATGAGTTTTCGTGCCGTCCAGTGTACCAGTTGTGCCAAATCTATATTTGCAGTTTGTCATTTTGTCCATAATTTTATTCAGTGAGTTGGCCTTGAATAAATGACATTCATCGCCTATGACAACTCCAAACTGATCAAAATAGTCAAACCCCATTTTATAGATAGATTGCCAAGTTGATATGACAACTTTCTTATCTGTATTTTTGTCAATACCGGCAGATATTTTATGACAATACTTTTCGACATTCCATCCATAGTCTTTAAAGTCGCCATACATTTGTTGCACAAGTGATACCGTGGGAACAATGATTAAAATTTTCTTTGATTTTACTTTTGGGTGCATGTTGTAAAATCTACACAGGGTATAGATAATTAATGACTTGCCAGACGCAGTGGGCGACACCAGAAGCGTCCTGTTGTTTACGATGGAGTGATGTATGGCGTCTAATTGATAGTCCCTATAACCTATCGGTTTTCCCTGGCTGTGGGGGTTTATATGTCGTACCAACTCGGCCAGATTTTCTATTGAAAAATTTGTATCCGTTAAATCATTTTCAAATTCTACAGTGTAATTATTTTTTCTGCAAAAGTAATCTAGGTGGTTTAACAATCCAAGATATAATTTTCTATTGATAGGATTGAACATCCGTATCTTACCGTCCCATACTTTATTTTTAAAAGACGGCATAAACTCAGCGCCTGGCACTTTGAATGTAAAATAGTCCACCAATTCTTTTAACATGTGAAATTCTGAGGCATCTATTTCAATATGTACCTCATTTAATTTTTTCACGAAAAATCTACTCATTAATTACCCTCAATAAATTTCTTATAATCTATATAATTTTTAATAGTCCACTTTTTTTGATCTATAAGAATATCTAAAGTCTTGTCAATTAACTGTATAAGTTGTTTCAATATCAATAAATTCTTTTTGGATTTGACAATATCTAAATCGCTATCTGTCCAGACATGCAGATCTGCTTTGAGAATCTTTGTGCCTTCTATCTCCCAACCTTTTGCAAGAATTTCATCTTCGGATAGTTTTCCGGTGTAGTATTTCGTTTTCTCGGCCACAACAATTCTATGGTCGAGTTCTAAAAATTGATATTTTGTCTGATAAACCTGTTGATATGTCATCCACTTACCAATCAAATTTTGATTGTGTGGCAACTCTTCTTCTAGTCTTAAAAAATTGATTTTAATGTCCGTTTCAGACTCTTTCATCAACTCAGCCATTTTCACTGAATATTTTTCTTCCATAATGTTCTTTCAATAATATTAAGTTATAGTTTCAACTACATAATTTCTATACATAAGGTCTCCGGTACAGATAGGTGTTTCTGAATCTGTGCCTGCAACATTTAATGGCATGTCTCCCAGAGCAATTGGAAAACAACCAAACAATTTAAATTTTAAGATTGGTTTTGTTTGATTATTGAATACAAGTAAATTTATGTCACATGTTACTTGTAAATCTGAAACTCTATTAACATTATGGGGCATGACACCATATTGTTGAAGATTTTCTGGAAATCCTAGAGCCATCATCCAATTAAACATTTCGGTCCAGTTTTTCATTTCTTCGTCTACTATGAAAGAAAAAGAAAGCGGCGAAAATATAAGTTTATCGCCTGGCTCAGGTTGTCTAACAAATGGTGTTTCTATGTTTGCTTCTCCAAGAGTAATTCCTGGCACGCTTACAGACTGTACCCATTCATTGACAGAAGGAGCTAGTGGAATATCGATCTGAAATGATTGAGTATTCATAAAATTTACATCTGTATATTTCAATTATTCTCTCCTGATTACACTACTATTTAGTCATAAAAAAAGGGGGGATAAAAATCCCCCCGAAGTTCCTGCATTATTTTTGCAGTATTTTTTAAACTTATACGTTGATGTTGTCAACTCTGATAAGTCTGTAGTATCTGTTACCATCAGTTGGGAAAGCGCCTGCTGCAGAAGCAGTACGAGCAGAGCCAGCGAATGGATTAGCAACCATACCATAACGGGTTTTAAAACCGATTTTTGGTTGGAATGTGTTCTCACCAACAGCGCGAACCATTTGCATTGGAACATATGGGCAATAGAAGTAACCAGCGTCATAAGCTGAAGAACCTTTATAACCAACCATTGCAAAGTCATAAGCACCGGAAGCAGAGAAATATGGATCGATATAAACTCTCATACGACCGTTCATAACACCAGCAAATGTTTGTCCAGTATCATCCGAAGAAATATTCACTGACATTTGTGGGTTATTGTCAAGTACGCCCGCCATTGCAAGAGCAGAAGCAACATCAGCAGAACAGATAACCATGTTACCTTTACCGCGACGAGTTTCTTTTGCAATTACATTTGCTTCACGTTCTAGTTGATAAATCAAACCTTTGATTTTTTCAACAGTCCAACGACCAGAAGTGTCGGTCGCAAGGTCATAGATACCTTTATTTGAAGTTTGTGCGACACAACCCAATTTGGCTTGATCGTAAAGAGTACGCAGAACTTCGCGGTTGATTTCTGCATTGATTTCTGTCGAAAGAATAGTTGACAGTTCTGACTCTGCGTCCAGACCGTGTACAGCTTTCAAGTCTTGCGACAATTCAGTTGTATACTCTGCCTTGAGTGCGCGAGTTTTTGCAGTAACCGAAGTGCGGTCAATACTGAATGCCATTTGGTTGAAGTGACCATCAGCAGTTGGAGCACCAGAGGTAACAGCGTCACCCAATTTTTCGAATTGAGCAGTTGTACCACCACCAGCGGTTGTGAAACCAGCAGCACTTTCAGTAACGATACCACCAATTCCCTCAGTAGCACCAGTAATTGACGAACCGCCAAATGGGTCTGTTCCTGCATGTGCGTTTCCAGCAGCATCATCACCAGAAAATCCGGTGTCTGCTTCGTTGTGCAGAGCTTCTGTTCCACCTTGAGTAGAATAGTTTGACTTCATTGCAAAGATAAGACCGGTTGGTCCTGTCATTGGTTGCACACCAAGAACGTCAAACGCCATCAGGTTTGGCATAGTCCGGCGAATCATAGAAATCATCACTGGGTCTGCATATTGCAGAGCACCACCAGCCGCAGCAGTAGGTGCTACGTTTGCGACTACATCTGCTTCTGACAGCATTGATTGACTTCCCAGAGCATTTTCTTTACGAACTGCCTGTTCTGTGTTTTCTAGAAGAATTGCAGTTACATTTCTTCTATATGCGTCTTTAATAGGCGCTTGGTCTTCGTGATCGAGTACTGGAGCCCACTTTTCTTTCAGGCCTTGTACATAATTTTCATTTAAATCGTGCATGTTTTTATCTCCTTAGTAGATTTTATATGTTATCATTTATTATTTATAAAAATTTAATCTTTAGGTTTATTCAAGGCGTGTGCGTACACATCCATGATAGTCCTAGGCGATTGAACTTTATTTTCCTCTTGAACCACTGGCGAATCTTCTACCGAAGTTTCTAATGCACTTTCATCAAGAATACCGCTTTCAACGCTTGTCTCAGACGGAAAATAATTATCTCTAATCAATGTGATTTTTTGCGCCATATCATCAGTGTTATCGAATTCGACATTTTCACTCAAATTTCTAATTTTATCAACTTGGGTGTCTGTGAGTCCTTCGGTAACATTCATTAATACGATGTCTTTTTCCAATTCAACCAATCTTTTGTTCAGTTGAATATTCTTTTCAAATTGCTCATTCAACTCAGATTCTTTCGAATCAAGAGTTTCAAGAGCTTCACTATACAGGTCTAGTTTCTCTTCTGGGAGTTCGATATAGTTTTCTTCGAAAACACCTTTGATACCAGACATGAAATTTTCCATAATCTCCATTTTGAGACCTGATTCAATTGCGAGTTGGTTTTCTTTGATATACTCTCCCGCAACATAGGTCAGATACTCATCGACTTTTTCAGACAATTCTTGTCTAATTTCTACAACTTCAGCCTCAATGTCACTTTGGTAAGTGGCATAAACTTCGTCAATTTTTTCGTTTACTTTATTGATAACAGCAGCTTCAAAAATTGTGCTGACCTGTTGTTGAAATTCTTCTGACAATTCCTGTCCATTTAACATAGCATCGATGTCCTCGGAAATGTCCAAGTCTTCTGATGTGATTTTAAAAGCTTCAGCAGAAGTTTCGTCCTCTGCAATCTCTTCCAAATCTGCAACCAATTCATCATCTTCCTCTGAGAGCTCTTCGACCTCATCGTCAGAATCAGTAGATTCTTCTTCGATAATTTCTTCTGTGGATTCAGTAGATTCTTCATCCGCTTCGGCTGTTTCCTCTACGATATCTTCTACTTGCTCTTCAGTTTCTACAACTTCTACAGTCGCTTCATCTTCGACAATATCTTTGTTTTCTAAATCTGTCATTTTGTGTCTCCTAATGAGTTTAATTTATATTTATTTATAATATTTACAATTTCGACATGAAATCTTCGAAAAGATCAATTTTGAGTTTTTCAGTCTCAATTCTTTTTTTGTTATCTAAGGAATATTTATACTGAGAAATTTGACTCTCTTTCATAATTCCATTATCCCACACCCATTCTTTACCTTCCATGATACCATTGACAAACGCATCTGGAGCACTTGGGTCTGCAACAATATCTGCTGCGGTGGCCAGATAGAAATCGTCTTGTACGATATTTTTACCGCCCGACTGTTTTACACTACCCATACCTCTAGAAGAAACACCCAATGACGCACCTTCTTGAATAAGATTTTTAACAATTTTCCCATAAGGAGTCTCTGTCATAATCTTTGCTTTACCAACATAATTATTGCCATCTTTTTTAAGTGACTTAATCATGTGGGAAACTCTTTCTAAATTGATAGACGGCCCTTCCGGATGTCCTAGTTCGCCGAAAGCACGATTTTTCTGGACATATTTTTCGTCATATCTTCTGACTTCTTTATCCATAATTTCTTCTGGATATTCCCGTCCATTTCTATTTTTAATATTAGACTGTAAAAAAACGCCTTCAATGAATAAGTCTTTTCCTCTAGACTCTACAATGATATCCTCTACTACTTCTGTGATAAGTTTCATTAGATTCCCGTCCTCTTGTTCATAGATCTCTGTCTCCTGACATTCGCCATGGCGCGTTTGCCTTTTGACTTTCGAGCACTTTTCTTATTTCTAAGACTCATTTTTTTGAGTTCAGTTGGTGAAATTCTAACCTCTCGGCCGTTTTTAACTGTCCAACCTTTTCCTTTTTTAGAAGAAACTTTAGCTCTTTGAATTTTTCCTTTGCGAACCCGTCTTTTCATTCTGATAGCTTCGTCTAAAGATTCATCACAAAATTCTCCGAATGTTAGCATTTCTAATATCCTTTCTAATTTTCCGATTGATCTTCGTCGGATTCGGTTTCTAAATCATTATCATCTTCATCATATTCTTCAGTATCCACATCTTCATCATCGTCTAAAATATCTGCCCCAATATCAGCTGTCATATTTTCTAATTCAGCTGATATTTTATCTTTTAGAGCACTTTCAATTGAATTAGCTGCATCTGAAGTGTTTCCTAATACAGCTGCATCAACAATGTCTAAGTATGGATTATTTATAATATTTTCGTCTGTCATCTCAATTCCTTCATTTTTTATCTAAAATTACCGTCTTCTTCTTCATCTGGTTTGAATACTGGATCTTTCTTTTCAGATGTTATTTCTTTTTTCATTGCATTGACTTCTTCTTCTGAGAATTTGAGAAGATTTAACATTACCCATTTATTTGAATAATATCTACCTACATAATCACTCATATTAGACAATAAATCTATTCTACCAGCCAACATCTCTTGATTTTTAACTTCTGCATGATATGAGTCTTGTGTAAAGTCAAAAATTAAATTTTGTGAAATTGCAGGCCAATCTTCTGGTGCAATTATTTCTTTTAGTATGAGTTGTTTTTTAAGCAAATCTAAAAACAATAGGTTGAATTGTTTTCTCAGTCTTACAATGAATCTGTAAAATTTATATTCATCTCTTGAAATCTCTGTAGCCCTGCCAAGTTGCATACCAGCATCTTGTTCTAACCTAGAAATAGGTACATTTAACGACTTGTATAATTTCTTTTGAAAGTATATAACATCGTCCATTTCGCCCAGATTTGATCCGCCTGGCAAAGTTTCAATCTCTGTACCCCTACCACCCTCTCGGCGTGGAAACCAGAAATCTTCTAACATAGACATATGCCGTCTATCGTCCTTTACTTCACCTGTGTTTGCATCATATGCGACTTTATTTTTGTACTTATTCATAATGTCGCCGATATACTGTTCGGCCTTGAGTTTTGGGAGGTTTCCAACATCAATATAAAATACTCTACGCTCGGGTGCGCGTGTCCATCTATAGATAACGACAGAATCTTCTACCATTTTAAGTTGATTGAGGGCTTTTATTGCTTTGTGCAAATGTCCAATGACATGATTTTTTCTAGAATCTTTCAATCCAGATGTTACATGTGCAATTGCATCAATCGAAATAGGAATACCGGACTGTTTATCTACAGTTCCTAATCCTCTTTCATTATAAAGATAAAATTCTTTGACACCTTTAACAAGATTATTTTTATTTTTATCCATGCCTTTTTCGACATGTTTAACTTTTTTAATTCTTCTTGGATCGATTTTTCTTAATTCTTTGATGCCATCTTTGGGTTTGTTTTGATCGATAATGATATGATAGTAAATCCTGCCATCTACATACCAACTTTTGAAAATATCATATCCATTTCTATTGAATTTCAATAGACTCAACACAGAATTGAATTCATCTACTACTTTTTTCTTAATCGGTTCTGATAAATCTAAATTTTTTGTGAGAAGTTTTACTGGAGCATCATCAGCTTCGTTGACAATAGCTTCTGAAACAATATCATCAATCGCAATTTCAACCTCTGGATTGATAGACATATCTCTATACCTATCAATAAGTTCCGAATCGCTTTTTGCACCGCCGTCTAAATCCAACGATGTCGAATAAAAATTGCTAGAAACTGTCAAATTGCCATCGTCATTCGCAGCCTCGGCGGGTACGAATGACTTTAGCTCTTTAGTTTCTTCATTAGTTTTTAAGAGGGTAAACCCAAATAATTTAACTTCCATACTATATCCTGTCTATCAGACTATTAGCTAACGCCGATTTGAGCGTTCGCGTCTTGGTGCTGCCAATAATCATAAGCAAATGTCACTGTAAATTCTTCAATAGAGTCGTTAGTATCCCAACCAAGTTCGATTGTACTAATTTCTGTGGGGAAAAGACCCATGAATTTATATTCTGCAATCGGCAACGCAGTCGAAGATTTTCCGAAATGTTGGACAATAGCTTCGGCTTTATAACTTTGAGCGGGAGCGCCCAAATCATTTCCTACATGAGAATTTATTGTTTCCATCCATTTTTCTAATGCATTTCTAATTCCAAAATTTTCTCTATTGAAAATGGTAACAGTCCAAGGTTCGAATGTTCTATTGCCGGCAACTCTAATTTGTCTACCGAAATACGGTACATCAACTTGCGCGATTGTGGCAGAAGGAATTTGAGCCGCTTTTACTTCAAATTGTCCGCCATTTGGAATTGTAATTCCAGTTGGGGCTGTAATCATAACAGAGAAAAGATTCGGACGAGCGCCCCCGTCCGAAAAGTTTGATTTAAATGTGTCTACATTAAATGCCATTTTTTGTTATCTCCTAATTGTTTATTTTTATTTATATTAAACTACACCAACGATTTCATCAAAACTTACACCTGTGCGTACCGCGACAAAGTTAAGTTGGATAAAGTTGATAGAACGTGCTGGTTGAATGAAGATATCACCGACAAATTGATTAGAATCAATGACATTATCTGTATTGTTTGTCGAATCACAAACCACTTTAAAGTCATAAATACCACGTCTACCTTTGATGTCCCGTAAGAATGGTTCAATCAATGATGTAAACTGGGCCCGTGTAAATTCATCGTTAAATTCAAACAATGTAAATTTCGCAGCAGTTGCAATGGATTTTTCAAGTACAATAAACAATCTTCTAACATTGATTCTATCAAATGCAGATGGTCTCATTGTGAAGGTTTTGTCACCGAAAAGAACAGTTCCTTGGCCAGTAAAATTGACTACCGGATTAATTGCTTCTTTATATAATGAATCGCGGTCGCCCTTCTTTTGTTCTACCATAGTTTTTACAACACCTTTGTAAACACCACGATTGAAACCAGCAGGAGAGAACCATGCATCCCTTTCAACTTCACTTCTTACCATCAATCCAGCTGTGTCACCATTAAACGGTACAAATCTGAATTTGTTGTTATACTTATCTGACATATATTTGTAGTTAGAGTCTGCAAATGCATAATTACTCTTTCTGACAGTTCTATAAAACTCTAAAGTTCTAGTCGAATTACCAGCTGTTTTATCAACCATAACAACAGCTTCGGTCGGAGAAATACATGCAATACAATCTTTTCTATCTTGTGCAACAGTAATAATGTGTCCAATCATACCAGCTGGACTACTTGCAAGATCTGCACTCTCACCCTGCAACAAAAATGACACGTCTACGGTTTCAGTATCTTTATAAAGATCGTAACCATCTTCAAAATGCCCCTGCAATGGTGCTAGACCATCATTACCATTTCCAAATGGTCGAGAAATGTACAATTCAGAACCGTCAATTGATCCGCCCTGATTTAATTTTGCAAAATCTCTTTTAATAGAGGTTGGTATAGTACTGATATTTGTTCCCCAATCCATACCTGTTGTTTGTGGATGATTTACACAGAATACATAGTTAGAATATTCGTTAATCCAATCTACATAGTAAACATTTTTTCCGTCAGAACTTTTTCCGTTTCCTGCTTTAGACATATTTTCCAAAACTTCGACTACAGAAATACTGCCATCATCGTTAGAAATTGTTACAATTAAACTTAGTCCCTGACTTACGGGTTCGTCATCTGCCGAGATTGGAGTTACACTTGGATCGATTGTACCATCATTTGCTCTTGGAACACCAGATAGATTTGATCCGATAGTTGGTTCATCAGATAAAAATGCGTCATAGGAAGATTCGTCTACTAAGTATACATGTAAATTATTACCCCAATTTCCTGGCGATCTTGCGATAAATTCATGTCCTGTAAGATTCATAGAACTTGTGGCACTACCAAATAATGCAGTACTTTCAAATTCATTTTTGTTTTTGGACAAAACCTGAGCAGAATCATATGTAAAACTATTTGTCAATTTTGAACTGATAGTTACTGCAACCGCAACACCATCAGCCGGAACAAAAGTTCCATCTAAAAGTCCGCCAAATGTTATCGAACTACCATCAGAAGAAAGTGTATATTGACCTTGGGCAGAACCTACTGAAGCAACTACACCATCCACCGAAACCGAAACAGTTTCAGAATTGGATAAATTTACCGATGGGTTAAGTGTAAAGGACTTTCTGGCAGGAACAGTTACCGTTTCTGTCTGTCCAGTACTCGGAAGATTTGTTGTATATGTGATTACTTTACTACCAGCGGTAACTGCAAAATCTGATGAATTATGCATTCCAGTTGTGGTATCCCCAGCAAAACTACCACCAGCTTCTTGATCTGATGTTACTGTGTTGTTTGTGACAGCGTGAGAGCCTGGAGCTTTAAGCAATTCAAAAACAGACTGTTGAGCGACTTTAATAGTTACTCTATCGGTAAGTCCTGCATATGGTTTGATATTTGGCTCTACCGGCGCAGTGGATTTTGAATGATTAGCCGCGGTAGATGAACTTGGCATATAGAATGCTTTATAAAGACTATGTGTTATTGCACCAGCAATGGCAGCAGTAATAGTTGCTGTTGTTCCACCTGTTTCTGACGCATAATCATATGTAGAGGACAAGGTTATAACATTTGTAGATACACTTTTTACATAATAAACAGTATTATCATTTAATCCGATTTCAGATGTTGCTGGAGCAACTACATTAGCACTGCTGTGGTAAACTACTGCATCCCCTTGTACAAGTCCGTGATTTGCAGCAAGAGTAATTGTATTTGCACCGGCATCAGCTGATGCCGCATCTTGTCCATAAGAAGTAAAGTAATGAACATGTGATGCTCCATCTCCACCATAGACACCCGAATCTGCAAGATTTGCAACAGACTGTCTACTATAAAGTGGATATGTAAATCCTGCATCCATCGCAGTCGCTACAGTACCAGATGTTACTAATCTTTGTCCGGTCGCACCATGATGATAAACATAGTATGGTCCGGTGGTACTATTGAGTCCAAGATTTGTATTGAATTCAACAGTTTGTGAACTCACAGAATATCTATTTGCAGGAAGTAATCCACCTGTTGTTTCCCCAGCATTTCTAACGAAAACAGAAACATCACTTGCAAGTAAAGATCTTAAAGCAAAACCAGTACCATCTGGCGAATTGTTCAATGTAACTGAAGTGGCAGGATCGGTTGACGATACTGGTTCTAGATATTGTGCTGTCGCAGCATCACCTACTGTAGAATTCAATCCGGTGTGTAAATTTATAGATGTACCAACACCACTAGAAGCGTTTGAATCTGTATTTACAAAAAATTCTTGAGCAGATGAACCATATAGAGTGGTAATAGATTGTGCCTGTCCTAGAAAGTTTTGTACTGCACCAGATTGTGCCGAGGCCGCAGTTACTTTACCAGATAAAGAATTTCTCGCTCTATTTGATGTAACTACATCACTGTCATTTACAACTCTTACAACTTTCAAGGAATTGCTGTATGCCAAAAAATTCGAGGCGGTAAACCACGATTTATAATTTGTGTCATCTGGGGCTCCGAAAGTATTCAAGAGCTGTTCTTCACTTGAAATTTGAATAATTTCGTTTACTGGACCTTTGGCGAATCTACCGACAACGGCTCCAACATTCGTGATTACAGCTGGAACACTGGTTGACGCATCTATTTCTGAAATATTTACGCCGGGGCTTACTTGGAATGCCATTTTTTAATCTCCTTTGATTTTTTATTTAATAGTATTTTGTATTTATTTATAAAAACTACAAACTCACTTATTCTAAAAATTATACAGTGTGGTCAATCGGATTGACTCTCCACAAATCCCCACTGTCATCGACAAAACTCTCATCATCGAGCCCGCTTGATATGAATCCAAATGGTAACATATCTTCTTCAAGGTGCCTCATTCTTTCATCATATATTTCTCTTCGGATATCTACATCACACATAGATTTAAAATATGGGTCAGTTGTCATCCATGCAAATAATATTAAAGTATCCACAAGATCGTCATTCCTACCCCTTTCAGCTTCAAATTTTGGACCTTTTTGGACAAATGATGTCAATTCGTTTATTGTTTCATAATCACGAATATATAATTTATCTTCTTCGATTAAACTTTTTAAATTCATACAACCAATTTTTTTGGTTGCTTTTGTGGTTCTGATTCCTAAACTTTTATTCGAACCACCGAAACCGCCGCTGATACTCTGACCCTTTCTATTATCACTCGATATACTTATTAGATTTACATTTTCCAAATCGTGATATAGTATATCACTGACCTGTTGGCCAACATCATTTATTTCGACTAAAATTAGTGCTTCGTTATATACATCTGACATTCTATTGATAACAGTCGGAAAAACCATAGGTGGTATTTCGTTAGATCTAAAAGTTACTACCTGTTTATACGGTGTTTCTGTGCAGTCAAATATAGAAAACGCTGAATAATCCATTCCTTTTCCTCTTGACACATCTACTGTCATAAAATATATGTTATTCTTTTTGACCTTTTCATATATTTTGAGAGACCCATTTTCTAATTTTTGTCTTGGAATTTTATACGGCATGTTTTTTAATTTTGTAAAATTTATCAAAGTGTTTGTACTACCTAAAAATTCCGTATCAAACTCTTGTCGAAACTGTTCTGCGCTGGTATTCTTAATGGTCTCAGCTTTCCATTTTTCATCTCTGCCGGGCACTTCCGACCAATGTACTTCAATAGGAACATAAGAATTTCTACCTTGTTCTGCGTCCACCCATAATTTGTAAAAATGATTCATACCTTGCGGTGTGGATACGATAATCACTTTTGTTGATTGTCCAGATGAAATAGTTGGATAAACTGAATTGAAAAATTCTTCTGCAAGTTCTACAGGAACAAACGCAAATTCGTCTAAAAATAGTATGTTAAACGAACCGCCACGAATTGCAGAAGATGATGTCGCGGCCGCCATAATTCTAGAACCGTTTTCCAATTCTATATTACCTTTATTCCAAACTTCAACACCCTGTTGTAACCATTTGGGAAGATGTTCATATGCCATTTGTAATCGCCCTAGCAATTCTCTGGCAGTTGCAAGTTTGTTTGCAAGCAATGCGACTGAAACATCTTTGTTAAATAGAATGTAATGTAGAAAAAATGCAATGCTGGTGATGGATTTCCCTGACTGTCTACCAATTTTACAAATAGTAAAACGATTTTCGTAAAAATTTTCCACCATTTTTTCTTGAAATGGATACATGTTAAAATTTACTAACCCCTGATCGAGATTGACAATTTTAACATATGTTTTTATAAAATGTATAGGATCTTCCATACATTTTACATATTCTTTAGCTTGTTCTTCCGTCCATTCAATTTGCACACCCGAACCTTTTAGATTTGGGTTATTATTATAAATTTCATTCATTCTCTATTTTTACCCTTTAGCATTTCCAATAATGCATTTGTATCTCCAACAAATACTGAATTATTATTGACTACTTTACTCGGGCCGCCTTTTTCTGATTCTATTTTATTCATTTCGATTTGGAGTTTTGTCAAATCTGCAACCATATCAGAAGTTGTTTTCATAAGTTGACCTACAACCTCAAATGCTCGAGGGTGATCGCTCTCTTTTGCAACTAACATCATATGTGCTAAAGCGTCCTGTCCAGTATCTACTAAGTTATGTAATGTTTTTCTTCTTAGAGCATAATCATCGGATATTTCATCGCCTCTGACTAATTCCGTAGATTCTTTTTCATTGTACACTTCTAACTTACCTTGATCCATATCGTTTTCTATATCTAAGAATTTGCTTAAATGTTCGTTATTAAATTCTTTCATTATACATCTCCAAAATCTTCATCAAATGTATTGACAAAACTAAAATTATCAGTCTCAAGGGCATCCGATGGATTAGTAGTTATAGTGTTTTTTGTAAATTGATCGGTTGTATTTAATTTTTTAGTATTGGTTATGGCTGTTCGAATTAACTTTTGTTCTCTGGGGAGTCCGTATAAAAATCCTTGCATAGTAAATTCCATTGTCCATACTAACGATCTTCTGGATAAGTAATCACCTTCATATTCGTCTTGGTAGTCTACCGAATTCAATGTGAGTGGTGTATCCCTGACAATTCCCATTTCGCCAACTTCTTTGATAGGAATTACAAAACTCGGCGTAAAATATGGTAAAATTTGTTCTACGATTTGAGTAGCATCATCTGCATTTTTTGTCATAACCGAAAGAGTAAATGAAATATCATATGGAACCGGATTATATACAACATTCTTTTTATTGATATCAGAAGAATTATTTTGTTTAGTTATCTTTCCAACTTTAGAAAGTTTTCTTTCTGGCGAATATGTAAATCCAGAAATTTCAAAAGACATTCTAGGTAAAACTATTGCCGCATTACCACCATCATCAAGCATATTAATTCTTGTTAAATATTTTTGGATTGGCCCATATGCCAAAGGAACATCTATTGTTTTTAATACTGCCCCCGCAGCATTAGTTCTTTTTATTTGGACATCATTAAACATAGAACCAAATGCAATAACATAGTTTCTAATTGTCCCTCTATAGAAGTGTGGATTTCCTAACATTTAATAATCCTCACTGAAAGGATTTGTGGTGGTAAAGTCTATAACACCATCTGTTACTGCTGGTGAAAGTGGCGTGAGTCCTGTATCTACATCTGGTTGATTATCTATAGTATCATCTGCAATCTGAGCGTCTGAAAAATTGTTGTCAATTTCTACTATACCAGTATTGACAGTTTCATGTGAATATTCAAATAATTCTGTGGTAAGTTGGAAAACATGCATTTTTCCTAATTGAAAAAATGGAACTTCATCTTCAACAAATTTTATTTCAAATGCTTTGTCAACTAATGGCAAATATATCAAATCTCCAACTTTTGGCCTACTCATACTAGTTTCAGTTGTAAATCTAGTTTTCGAAACAGTGGTTATTAGTTGGTCACTTACATTCAAACCAAATTGACTCAACATTTCTCCCTCGCCTTCAAACCCTTCTACACTGTCTATATACATTTCTACTGTATATGCGTTTGTGAAACTTGACACTGTATCCTCGTTAAATATTGTATCTTCTTTTACAATAGTTCTTGGAATATAGGTAAAATCTTGGCCGTGCATCTGTATAGATTCAATGACAAGACTTCCGATCAAATCTTGTTCTTGAGTATAAGTTGTGTTGTTTATGTATGCGTTCGTTACCATTGTTATTAACCGATCATTATATCAACGGGTAATTCGTAGTTAAGAGACATTTGTTCTTCTAATACTTGAATCTCTTCCTTGGCCTCTTGTAGAATATTCGCACCGCTGAAAGTAATTCCGCCGGGTAGTTGCACCCCCTCGAATTTACTCAAATTTTCGCCCCATTGTTTTTTAATTAGAGCTGTTGCATATCTTTTCAACCACCTATCATTCCACACATCTGTATACACATCAGGATCGATTATTTTTGTGACTTCCATAATAACATATTCATCCTCTTTTATATCAAATCCCCAATCAACATCCATGAATAGTTTATTCATATGTCTTTGATATCGAATCGGCACGGTGCCATGAATAATGGTATTTACCATTTGTAGGTGATCTTGAGTGACCTGATATGTCAACATTTCGGCACTTGTAAGATTATATACATCATTCAAAAATAATTGATACTTAACATCAAACATATTTGTCGAGAAACTATTTTTTTGATAGAGGGGAATTACCTGTTTAATTCCGACAATACTCTGGTCTGTCGTGATATAATTATTTGTAATATCAGAACTAGTGAGTTTATAAGGAACATATGTATCTTCTACTGCATCAAAATGATAGTCTTGATAATACTCTAAGGCATCGTCAATTCTATCTTCTATTTGATCATCAGATACATTTATTTGTATGACGGGAGAACCCAGTTTTCTTTGACAATATGATTTAAACTCTGTGCGAGATGTGATAGCAGGCATAACAGTCCTCTTTTATGACTATTTATAATTATAATTCCCCAAGAGTTACCAAACCCTTTTCTAAAAGAATTTCTCTATTTGCCATATGTGCAGCCTGCGTCTCGTCTTTACTGCCACCGAAATATGGTACTGCATGATTTTCTTCTATCATAATTTCTGTAAGTCTTTTTTCGTCAAACAAGAAATCTCCAAGAATTCGGCCGAATTTTCCTGTCTTGTCTTTTTCAGTTTTAATCATTTGCATACTACCGATAGGCATCATAGTCTTGACAAATTCTTTCGCAGCAAGGCCAAATGCCTTTTCTGTCAAATCTCTTGTTCTTGATTCTGGCGTATCAATTCCCATGATACGGACGCGCTCTCGATGTATCCATACACCAAAACCTAAATCAATATCAACGTCTACGGTGTCGCCGTCCACAACTCTGAGAATTTTGCAGGGATATTCATATGCCATTTTATTATCTTTCTGTCAACAACCAACCTTGAGCGGCATTATAATACACCAATCCAAATGCCGCTCTATCAGTATTGATAGTCAAATCATCAGCAGCACCCTGTATCTTATGTCCGTTTCTGGCGATTGTTATGTTATTCGTACTGGAATTTCCAGTTGCATCTATAATTCTTATCTCATCACCTAATGCCGCGGCCGCAGGAAGAGTTACCGTTACTGCGGCAGAACTACAATCTACTAATAACTTCTCTCCAGCGACTACAGTATGTGCGGCAGTTTTTTCTACCCATGTATTTGATGATCCACTACTACCACTACCAGATCCGCCAGACGGCAATGCCTGTACCCACTGACTTGATGAACCATCATTATAGTAAATGTATAATTTTGTGTCTGTAGAATTAAACCACATATCTCCATCAGCAGGACTTGACGGCGCAGCATCCGACACAGTAACAGAAGATCCGCCACCACTGCCACCCGATATTGTTCCACCGGCTCCAACCTCAACCCATTGATTTGATGAACCATCTGCATAATACACAAAGAGTTTCATATTGGTACTATTCAACCAAAGATCGTTTGCAGTAGGACTTGATGGGACCGCATCTGAAACTTGTAGAGTCGCAGCACCGCCACCACCAGATTGTGCAACCCATGCATAATCTGTACCATTCCAACTTAATACATATCCACTTGTCGGATTGGATTGATTTAAATGTGCATCTACCGCTGCATCATTATAACTACTGCTTGCCGCGCCGGGAATAAATTTACTATTTGCATTATCCCATACTAAGGTTTGTCCATCGGTTGGCGCAGTTGTCGAAATGTCCACATCCGTCAAATTATTAATAGATGTTGGAATTGTCGGCGTACCTGTCAAAGACGCATATGTACCATCAAATGCATCTGTGATACCATAACCAGCAATCGTGGTAGGTGTATTAGTTAAAGAACCAAATACTCCATCGAACGCATCAGTGATACCATAACCAGCAATCGTTGTTGGTTTACCAGTAATTGAAGCCCAAGAAAAATCCTGTGCAATAATTTGACTATTATTTGCAAGTTCTACCCAATTACCACCATGAGCAAAATATCCTTTGCCAGTACCATGTACATGGGCGAACATACCATGATATGTGGTAGCACTTGGCAAGTCACCAGTGGTTGCATACATATTCGCAAACAACATTTTACCAGTTGTGGTAATGTCGTTTGATCCCATGTCGAGATCTGCACCAGTGATATGTGTCCGTACTCTTGAATCTGTATAATAAAGATTTGTACCTTCTGTTATATCAGAAGTTGATTTAGTTGTCAACCATGTATTTGCAGTTGATGTAAAATCCGCCGTTGCAAGTTTGGTTGCTATAGAATTTGTTATCGTTGTACTGAAATTTGCATCATCGCCAAGAGCTGCGGCTAGTTCATTAAGTGTGTCTAGTGTTGCGGGAGCAGTGTCTACTAAATTTGCAATTTGTGTTGCAACATGCGACTCTGTTGCAAATGTTTCTGTTGTTCCACCACCTACAGGAGTCGTTTCAAAAACGCCACTGTTATCTTTCAGTTCAAGAGTCCCTAATATAATTGAACTACCACTCAAATACAAATCTCTGAATTTTTTGGTAGAACTACCTAAATCATATGTTACATCCGTGTCTGGTAAAATGTGGCCAGATACGTCACCAAGTTTAGTCTGTACTCTCGCATCGGTGTAATAAAGATTTGTACCTTCGGATAAATCTGTTGTCGATTTTATACTAAATGCGGAATTGATATATGAATTTATTTCGCTTCCAAGATTTATAAAACCGAAGTGACTACTACCGCCGTCATACAACATAATATCGCCGTTTGCGATAGTGTCTCCGCTATTAACGTCTGTCAATGTTTGAATTTGAATGTTGCCAGTTCCAGCATTGACATAAGATTGCACTTCACTTACAAAGTTTACAAATTTATATTCACTTCCGTCATGCA